CATCAGAGGAGACCTTATCCATGATCCCCTCCGACATACTAGACTTGCCTAGAGTAGCATCCCGCATGAGCATCTTGATAGGAAGCTCAGCGGCATGACTCATATCCATATTAATAAGGAGCCTCTTCTACTTGAACGATAGCATCCAAGATAGCTGGATCAATAGCAACGTCAGGCTTGTTTAGACGCTTCCATTCACTCAACACGTAATCATTAGCCCTATCAATGTAGTCCATAAAGTCTCTTGCTAGTTCCTGATCTCCTGATTTCATGGGTAATTTGCTGCCTAATGAGGCTACAACAACAGCATACTTATTACCAGAAGGAAGCTTTTCTTTGCGTGACCCTAGTACAATGGTATGTTCAATAGGCAAAAGAGTCATAGCTGAAATTTCATCTAATGAAGCAGCCAAAGACTTCTTACTATCATTGTTCTTCAAGTCAAAGACAAAAGAAGTTTCCTTGTCGTAACCCTTTACATCATTACCTTGTGCGTCTACTGCCTTACCTAAGATTACTTTACCAAAGATAACCTGAGTATTCTTTACAGTACGTAAGACTTCCTTAGTCTTATCATCTATTGAATCCCAATCGGGGAGGTACTTACTAGGACGATTTAAATTAAACGCACCACGTGTATCCTTGTGTTCACCTTTAATTACACCCCTTATAGTCTGGACCATTAGGGTCTTGTGCATCTTGCTCTCTGTTGTGTCCCACTGAGTCCACTGGTGACGGTGAGCAAACAGACGGACAGTAATAGAACGGCTGTACACCTCCTTACCTTCGGCATCTTTAAGTTTAAAAGCACCAAGAGGTACAATTACCTTCTCTTCTAGTTCACCATCTTCATCTACAACCTCCTGCATAATAGGCGCTTGCATCTGTGTAAGACGTGCAAGGTTAGGACCAGAGGATACAGCCTCTCCTGCTCCACTAAAACCCATAAGTGCTGCCAAGTCTGACCCGGCGAAATTAGTACTCAACTCATTGCTCATTATATATCCTTCCTGAGCTTAAAACGAACCGTAGTTATAACACTACACATCAATAGTGTCAAGCCAATTCGGTCCTATCTTGGCCTCTAAAAGCAGAGGCACGTTCATTTCTACACCGTAGTATTTGTGGATGATGTGATTAAGTTTCTCATTCACGTCATCAATAACACCTAGCACCTCCTTCTCTTCTTGTGGGTGTATGTCAATCACCGCTGAGTCATGTACGCTGTTAACCAAGCAAGACTGTAAGTCCTTGAGCCTATTGTCTATTTCAAGTAATACAACAGGTACAACGTCACCAGTGGCGAACCCTTGCACTGGGTAGTTCTTGATCCTAGTGAAGTTAGTAGGCATACCGTTAGCCCTACGCTGTGTGTTAGGGAAAGCGTACTGACGCCCTGACACATTGGTTATCTTTTGAAAGCGGATGGCTTCAGTACCTAGCTCCTTGTGCCACTCGCTTATACCCTGATACTTATCAAGGAAGTGGTGGTAGTAGGCAGCTTCAGCCTTTGTCCTACCGAACCCTGTCGCGCCAAACAAAGGTGCGAAGGTATGTTCCTTGGCTGCTTGACGGGCAGTAGGCTGACCAGCGTCACTGATGACCTGTGCAGTGTAGGCGTGAACGTCAAACCCTGTGTTGATCTCCTCCATAGCTACAGGGTCTTGTGATAAGAACGCCGCCGCACGAAACTCTAGCTGTGCAAAGTCTGCTTCCATGATCTTACCGCCCTGCCACCTTGAGATAAACACACGCTTCACTGGGAACGTACCACCTCTAGGCATGTTTTGCATGTTAGGCTCCCGTCCAGAGAACCTACCAGTAGACGTAATGTGTTGCGTTAAAGACACATGTAGTAGGTCATCAGGCTTGGTGTAGGTATCAATACCCTCAACAAAGCTTGACAGGTAGCTAGACACTGCGTTTAGCCTCTTAAGGTCTTGCAGGAACGTAACAGCCTCTGTCATCTTGTTGTCTACGGCAGTTGCCCTTAGCATATCTAGTACGTCTTTCCCCGTAGAGAAACCACTAGCACTAGCCCAAGAAGCGTTAGGAGGGAAGAACCCAAACCCAGCCATACGAGGCTGCTTCTTAAGCTGGTAGCCTCTGGCATCACAGTCCTTACATTTGTTTGGTCTTGCATACTTTGTCCCATCCTTCCTTACTTTGTACGTTTCCGCATTGCCTTCACACGTTGGGCAAGTGAACGCCTCAGTGCGATACAGAAGATCACTGTTAGCATTTACTATATCCTTTAGTTGGCTTAACTTCTTGCAGTCATCAAAAAGGTTAGGCCAGTCATCTTTTGAGTGTGGCTTGCGACTAAAGATTACCTGCGACATCTGCTCTGGGCTGTTAAGGTTGACAGGTGTGTCACCCATGACCTCTCGTACCTGCATCTGTAGGCGGGATTGAATAGAGCCACGCTCTTCTTCGTACTCTTTACGCACTGCATCCAGTGCCTTGCGATCTACCTTCATACCTGTCTGCTTCATGCGTGTAAGTAGCTTACATACATCAAACGTAATGTCTCTCACTTTGATAAGACTTGCTGACTCAGGACTAGAGAAGTCTGCAACCTGAGCGTGAAACAGTGCAGTAGTAGTATTACAGTCAGCCTCAAGATAAAAAGTCAATTCTGATAATGGTATCTCGTCAGTGTTGTAGCCCTCCTTAAAGTATTTCTTTAGTGTGTCATCCTTTTGAAACTCAAGCTTCCTACGGATAGCTGTGTTGCCTAGAGACATAGAGATTTTCTTAGCTACACCATTGGGTGTAATCTCTAGGTTGTTTCCTCTCAGTAAAATACTCTCAGCCAGCATGGTATCCCATATGTCACCGTCATACTTAAAGCCACACTCCCACAGCCAAGCCAAGTCATGCTGTGCATTGTGCATGATAAGCAAGGTAGTATGGTCTAGTACACGCTGTATGCGCCTAGCTTCTACGCCTGACTGATCAACGTACTCTTTGTGCTGAAGATCAAAGGTCAAGGACTCCGTACCGTCATCTACATCACGCACTCCCACATTGACCAAGAAGTTATCAGGCTCCCAAGGGTCTAAGAATAACTTGTTGTGCCTCTTCTGCGTTGTGTTCTCTACGTCCAATACAAAGCGCATTGTTGTCCTTTCTTTAGGCTAGGTACTGTGACCTACCCCCGTCTAACTCACAGTGAACGACCCCATGCCATCCACCCTTTAACTTGTTCTTAGCTACGTTGATGTGACGCTGGTTGTCCTCATCATCACCCTCAGTAACTTGGTTCTTAGCTATCAACAACATAAGGTCTGCCTCTGCTGCCTTGCCTGTCTTACTGCCTTCCAGCATTGACTGATCCAGATATACTTTATCTTGTGCATCTGCTGACAACTGACTCATCCAGATAATAGCACAGCCATACTTCTTAGCTATGTTACGAGCATGGATAGCAGCCGCCTTTAGATAGACATCTGACTTGTCACTACTCTTTACAGCAAACTTGTCACCCATGTCAAGCACTACTATGTCAGGCTTGCTATGCTTAATGATGTTCTCAACCCAACCTAAGTCTTTACCTGTGCTATCAAACATACTGATCTGATTACGCACCTTCTTGTAACGGGCAGCAGCCAACGCATAGTTAGACTTGATCTCATCTGTATCCATACTAGCAGCAGCACACAGGTAGCGTTCAGCTACACGCACATACTCTTCCTCGTTACACAGAACCATACACTTAGCGCCCTGCTCAGCGAAGCCACTAGGTGAAGCTATAGTAGACGCATGAAAGCTCGTCTTACCTGTGTTAGGTCTAGCGCCTACGATAATAAAGTGACCACTACTGATGCCTTCTATGCGCCCGGCGAGGCTAGGTATGTTCCACTTCCATTGTGACTGTGTGTTACCAGCCTCAAGGATTGTGTCTATGTCAATGTCAGCCCACTCAACATTCATGTTAGGCATGAAGTTATCCTCATGCGCCTCAAGCACCTGACGTAGTGGCTCAAGAGAGGTAAGCTTACCGTTAACGTAGTCAAACCCTAAGTTAGCCACCTGTTCCCCTACATGCTGCTGAAACATACGAGACAGAACGTCAGACGCCACATCCCTAGACATAGGCTGCTCTTTGCGTAGCTTGGAGAACAGACCCTCATAGAGAACCTTGTTAGCTGTGGTCAGTGTGTTGTACTCAGAGAAGAACAAAGCCTCTAGCTCTGATGTGGATATGGTGCGGTCATACTTCTCCATTGCGTTGTCCAAGACCTGCTTGATCTTGCGTATGTCTTTAGTGAATAACTTGTCAGGGCATTTGATACCCTTGTGATCTTCAAAGAACTCCTGATCGTGTAGGGTTCTAATGAGCGATAACTCCATCATTATAGCTCATCTCCCTTCTCTGACTCTATGCCCTTAAGAATTAAGGATACAAAGCCTACATTAAATATCTTAGAAAAGACTTCTGGGGCCATGTCCACCTTAACTGTGGCACTGCCATCGTCATGCTCAACTATGTCTACTACTTCTATCTTATCACTCATCTTTTATCTCCTTATTGTGCTTACGAAACCTTTTGTTGTAAGCACGTTTGATCTTCTTTAACTGCCCTGCTTTCCATATATAAAACTTACGAGATTTGGTGAGTCCATCATACTCATCTCCACCCTTCATTGGTACACGTTTATTCATCATATACCTCTCAATGCTTTCCATGATACAGGGAATAGACCCAGCATCTTATTGCAGATGTCATTAGCTACTAGCCTAGTCTCAAGTTGTGTGTCACCCTTACACCTTAAGTTACACATATCTGCAAGGGCGTCAAGACTACCTGACCAGTACCATTCAGTCATGGTGCTTTGTGGCAACACCATACGTGCTTGCTCTGGGCAGACTCCGTGAATTATTAAGTCTCTGTAAGCAGTTATTATAAACTCATTTAAGGTTTCTGGAATACGATCCGTGTCTTGTGGTTCTTCATCAGTTATAGGATCAACAATAAAGAAAGACTTTTGTATATCTACAACACCTGCACTGCCTTGCTTCTTATCGTCAGCCCTACCACGCCACTCATCAGGCTCATAGAACTCAGGCTCATCATCTACATACCTACGACTAATCTCATTCCATCGTAGAAACTTATGCTTGACTAGCTGTCGGGCCACAAAGATGGGAGCCTTGATGTGGAACGAAGCAAAGGCATGACCAAAGGGTGACATATGTTTGTGATTAGCTAAGTACTTGATAAGCTTCTCGTCCTTACTGCGTAAGCCTGATGACTTACCCTGTGACGGTGTGTTCCAATCAGCTATCTTACCAAAGCTAACCCTTGCTGCATTGACTACACTGAGATCACTACCCATGTGATCCACGTATGTTACTTTAATCATTATCTATTCCCATGTTAGTTGGTGCATACTGTTCACCATTGTATGCAGGATAAACATCATCTTCAACACCAGAGTTGCAACCAAATACTACAAGGCCAAGGGCTATGCAAGACCAGATCGTACCCTTCTTCATCCAGTACATGAAGTCATCAAAGGCTTGCTCTGCCTGTACCTGTGCTGCATCCTTCACCTCTTCACTCATGGTGCTGTACCTTTCCATAAGGCTAACTGAGCCTTGAGTTTTTCACATTCTTTTTTTAACTCTTCATACTTTTCACACAACTTTTTGTACTCATCTCTTTGTATCATCTCTTTCTCCTATCTAATGCAACTATTGCAGTCTCAAGATTATGTTTAAGGTAAGGGTTAAGTGACGTAATATTCTTGTGTCCAGTGACAGACATAACCTGAGCAGCTTCGGCGCCACCCTTAATCATCTCAACTATAGCAGTCTTTCTAAGATCACCAGCACGTAACTCATTAGGTAGATCACAGGCTTCCTTGACCTCATTGACTAGGGTACTGACCTGAGATGAAGTCATGGGTCTGTAAGCATTGTCTGATGCCCTTTGAAAGGGTACCACATACTTCTGCCAACCCCAATCCTCATCTTGCTTCTCAAGTAATTTCATCACACGTTTATCTATAGGTAGCTCAACAGTAGCACCACGTTTTGTTTGGGTGATCGTCACTGTCTCACGTATAAAGTCTATGTCTTGCCAACGTAGGTTTCTTATATCAACAGGCCGCTGACCCCACTCATATGCCAGCAGTACCAGCAAGGCTATGTTGCGCCACTTAAACTCACTGAATGCTTTGTCTAAGAACAACTCAACCTGTTGGTTAGTCCAGATGATTGACCGTACTTCATGCGAACGCTTACTTACATTCTTCATAGGGTTGATAACTGCTAGGTCTAATGAGATGCAGTGATTGATTAGTACAGAGAATAATCTAGCATACTGATTGGCATGGTCAGTGCTTACGTCTTCCTCCCATTGGTCATACATCTCTGTACAAATAATAGTGGTGAGTTTGTTTAACGGTATGTCGCCAATGTATTTATTATATACATACCCAGAACACATAGCCTTTAGTCCATACTCATAATTCTTTTGTGTGTTATACGACAAAGAATTAAAGTGCTTAGTGTTTAGGTACTGGGTTAGTACCTGACTGAGGGTAGACTTGGGGCCATAGCTACCAAGTATTATCTCGCCACCTCTAAAACTATTAATCAAAGCCAATAGCTTAGGTACTTCATGCTTGGCTGTACGTCCATCTCTAAAGGTAGTAGCAGATACAACACCTGCAAGCACAGCATCAGATGGTGGTATGAAGCGCCAACTTACGCCTCCATCTTTTCGTTTAACTTTGTGTGTGTACTTCATGTTCACCTCTTGTGTGTACTTAAAGTATACTTAAAGTATTATTATTTTTTTAAGTAATTAATAAAAACTTTAAGTAAGTACTCTAAGTACTCTTAGTTATACTTAGTTTGAGATAGGGTCAAGTGGTGGTAAGTGTGACAAACTGTCACATATACCTTCTTGAAGCATAGTCATTCAAGTAATTGCCGTAATCAATATTAGCCTCATCAATCAATAGGTCAGGGCTAAAGCCTAGCTTAGAGAGCAACTCAGCCACCGCACTAGGGTTGTCAGTGACAAGGGATATCAAGGACTCCATATCATGATCATCAAGTGGCTCACTCACTCTGTTGTCATTGTATGTACTGTTAGTTGACAACCTGCCCCAGCTCTTAGACCACCAATCGTCATCGTCATAGTGTGTCTCATAGAGTGAGGGATCACGTGATATCACTAGCTTAGACCAGTCAGCTTGAGTCAAGGCATACATCAACAGGTCAGCATACTCTAGGTCTTGTGTCTCATTGACAGTATGCTGTCCGTAGTAACCCACACTGATGTTAGTACACTCAGGTACCACGTTAGCATACTCATTACTGTCAGTGTATGAACCATGCTTGTCAGACACAAGCTGCGGTAGGTCAAGTGCTGTAGCAAATGATTTAGAGAATGCATCTGATGCAGTACGTATACCCATCTGGTGTGTGATCACAGAGTTGTCACCATATCTGTCAAAGGATATCACTGCGTCAATGTGTGACAACCAATACGGATTACTCTTGACAAGGGCAGAGCTACCAATGCACCCAATCTCTTCAGCAGCATGTACCACATACACACCCTCAATGTCTTGCTCAATCATACCTAGCATGAGCCATACACCAGTGGTACAGTCAGCACCAAGGCATGATGATGTAGTAGGGTCAGCTACTGATACTATATTGTTGGTGACTACTAGCTGTTGTAGTCCCTCAGTCTTGTGTACTGTATCATGGTGTGACGCAAAGCATATCGTAGGGTTGTCACCTATGCGTAGTACATAGTTGCCATCACGGTCAGGCAATCCAAAGTGTGGCTCAAGAAACCGTTCACAAAACTCATTCTGTGTGGTTGAACCTTGCGGTCTCTTGTACCGAAGCATTTCTATTAGGCTATACATTATTCATCTTCCTCTTCTACTATTATCCAAACACCTTGAGCATTCTTTTCCCAAGTGTTATCATCATCTACAATCTCTGAGTCAGCCACATCTAGGCCATCTGCAAGGGTACACTTGACATTGTTAGGGTATGTCTCATTGTCCCAGTCAGACACAAAGTAATCATTGTCCATTGATCTAGGGGATACCCACACACCCTCAGACTCACAGTATACAACGTCATCACTGTGCCAATACCTATCATCACTACACTCTATAAAATTCATGTCTCTACCATACTCAGACACAGATTCTGTAACGTAGTTACCATGACCATTTACAACCCATGCTTCTGTCATCTCTGACGTATGTACCATATCACTAGCATACTCACAGTATGTATGCTCATTGTTGTAGCAACACTCACAGTAATTTTCTTCTGTATGTTCTGAGTGATAGTACTCATCCTCAGTCAGCCTATCACCACACTCAGTACAGGCAGTGTAATGATTACTACCTAGTACACCATGATAGTCACTAGCATTAATATCACCGTCCTCATCCACTATGAGGTAATCACCGTCATCTTCTAAGGACTGAGGCATTACATCTAGGTATGGCCCAATGAAACCACCATCACGATGCTCAACTCTATTGAGCCTAG